CAAAATAGCCCTCCTTCCCCACTGGCCTCATTCTCATGAGCAATGAAATCCTTATACGACAGATAGCCCTAGATAGAGCATTGGCAGCGCAAGTCCTCTTCCCCCATCGCCATCCCCAACACACCCCACCATTCCATATAACCATCACTGATCTATGGCGATCAGCGGAAGAACGCATTGTGGTTGAGGCATTTCGTGAAGGAGCAAAGACAACCCTCGCCGAAGAGTTTCTTCTTATCGAAGCGCTGTTCCAAAATTTCTCATATCTCCTCATCATTGGTGAGACATACACCAAGGCTTGCCAGCGCATCGAAGCGTTCAAACATGAGCTTTTAAGCAACCAAAAGATCATTCAACTCTTTGGAACGCAAAAGGGGCCGATTTGGTCAGAGAACAAAATAGTTCTCAAAAATGGAGTGGCCATCGAAGCGCATGGTTGGGAAGAGGAGCATCGGGGCTATAAACATTTGGACAAGCGGCCCGACAGAGCCTATCTCGATGATATTGAGACACGGGAGCGGGTGCGTGATAAGAAGACGGTTGATCAGAACTGGAAGAGACTTCACATGGAACTCCTCCCAGCCATGGATACGGTCAAAGGCAAGGTGTGGATGACTGGTACGCCGCTGGCCGACGACTGCATGTTACGCCGAGCCGCAGCAAGTTCCGAGTGGGTGTACGGCAAATTCCCCATCCTTCAAGATGATGAGGCGCCAGCTTGGCCCGAACGCTACCCGGTGGAATGGATCACCGCCAAACGAGAGCATTATGAAGCTGAAGGCCTGCTCGCTGAGTTCAACCAGGAGTACATGCTCATTGCATCAGGTGCCGTGGGTAAACCTTTCACCGACGAGTGCATCCATATTGTTGACGCCATCCCCAAAACCTTCCATCCCAAAGTTATCATCCTTGATCCGGCTCGCACAACAGACCTCACCAAATCAGATCAAACTGGTCGAATTGTCGCGTCACGCATGGGAACGAAAATTTATATACATGAGAGTGGTGGCGAGTATTGGCAACCGGATAAGATTGTTGAGGAGGCATTTGCTCTCAGCCACAAATACAACGAGGCGCAAGTCTTCATAGAGAAGAACTCTCTTGATGATTGGTTGATGCAACCCATCCGTTACATGATGCTCAAGACAGGGACAAGTATCAATATTGAGCCGATTAATGCACCTCAAGATAGAAACAAAGACCAGTTCATAATGGGCCTGCAACCGTTCTTCACAGCAGGCGACATTATCCTTGTGGGTGGCAGAGAGAAACATTCCCAACTCATAAGTCAAATACTCAATTTCCCAAGCGGGAAGAAAGACATTCTCAATGCCCTGGCCTACGTGCTAAGAGTATTTACCGGGGAGCCCATCTATGAAGACTTCAGTGAGTCAAACATCAACCACCACACCAGAGTTTCCCGAACCGCCACTTTGCTCTTGGGAATCAACACATCGGCAACCCATACTTCCGCCGTGCTATGCGCCCTCGAAGGACAACATCTTACGGTGCTCACTGACTGGGCTTCCCCTCTCATCCCATCAGAGGCCATGCCTGAAATAGCGGCATTTGTCCGGGCAGTCCACCCGGGCCCACCCCCAACCGTGTGGGTGACGGGGGACGTGTTCGATCAGCAGGGACGTAATCCACTCATAGCCGCTATCAAATCACAAGGATGGAAGGCCAACCGATCGGAGTACGCCAGCCATTCAAGAGGTAATCTTTCCACCCTCATTCGCACTGAGATTCGTGGTCATAAGCTACTTCGAGTAGATGCCAATTGCTTCAACACCATTAATGCTTTGGCATCCACCTATACCAAAGAAAAATCAAGTGCTCTTATTGAAGCGTTAGAAGCAATAGCTTTTGCTTTGACGAAGCCTGAAAAGCATGATAACGTACTTCCAAATTGTACGAATGCTTCAGGACAATCCTACTTTTCAGCATTGAGGCCAAGGTGATATGGAATTCAAACAACAATGCATCGTTACTGATTCAGAAATATCGGTGGAGAATGACCCATTATTACGGCAAGCTTTGCGATTACTTATACGAGAGTATATTGACAGTGATTGTAAAATAAAAAATGGAGTTATTAAATTGACCTTAGAAGTGCTCCCATATAAGTGAGGCCAAGGTGATAGAGAATTGGGCAGGTAAAGTTGACTCAGATGAATACGAGCAATGTGAGAAGTTCTTCAAGCAAATTCAAACTGCTTTCAAGAACCGCATTGAAGCTGATGACTCTATTGAGGAAGCCTGGAATATTTACAACACCACTCCTGACGGCAATCAAGTCTATCAAGGCAACTCTGATTGCTACGTCCCTGTTGTTCGTGACGCCATCAATGCCCGCGCCAAAAGAGCATTGAAACAAAATTTCCCTACCAAGACCAAGCATGTTGACGCTGTTGGTACTGATGGGATGAAGCCTTACCCTCAACTCGCTCTTCTTGAACATTACATCCGCACCACCAAGCTCAAATCTATCTGCCGGTCACAGTATGTTGCTGGAGATATTACTGGGCAGTGGGGGCTTTATGTTGATTGGATGAGCGAGACTCGCCAAATCACCAAAATGATCACCCAAAACCCCAAGGTGAGCGACGAACTTGATGACCCTTCCGAGACAGAGGAGGCCCTTGAGCCTGAAGAGTTAACCACGGAAGGCCCGGTCATTATTGACTTCGCCACTCAAGACCTTGTGGTTATCCCCTCAACCTGCAATGATATTGAGAAGGCTGATCTGGTGGCGCTTAAGTTGCGTCTCAGCAAAGATCAGGTTGAGAAGATGGAGGATGATGGAATATTTGTTCTCCCAGAGGATAGCGACATTGCTGATTGGGTTGACTCCAAGAAAGGCAAAGATGATAAGAATCCGGCCAAGGCCCGGAGCGGTGATGCTGGTGTCAAGACTGCCGGATGGAAATTTGCCCTTATTTACGAGGCAACTGCCCGAATCACTTTCGATGATGACGAACACAAAACTCTTGCCTATATCTACATCACCGAGGATGGAGAAATAATAGGCATCATCAAAGCTCCCCAGTGGGGGCAGAAGCGCCCGATCATATCCGCCCCGGTTGACCGAGTGAGCGGGAGTTTCAACGGCATATCCAAGATCGAAGGCGTCAAGAGGATGCAGTGGAACCTCAATGACTTTTGGAATATGGGGCAAGACAGCGCCATGTATTCCATGCTCCCCATTGTCATGAGTGACCCGGAGAAGAACCCAAACTATGCAATGATGGTTTATGGGCTCGCTGCCGTGTGGCCGGTTGACCCCAAGAGTACTGACTTCAAGAGTTTCCCCTCTCTCTGGAAAGACTCTATTCAGATGTGTCAGGCTATCAAGCAGCAGATACATGAGAGCCTGGACGTTAATGAAATGATGATGGGGCAAACCCCCAAGGGACGTAAGAACGCCGGGGCCATGGGTTCTCAGCAACAGGAGCAATCGGTTTCTATCCTTGATCATGCTGAACGGTTTGAAGAGGAGATTCTTAACCCGCTTCTGGAAAGGATGTTCGAGTATGACTGTCAGTTCCGAGAGAAAGAGTTGACCATCCTCACCCACGGTGACATCGGTGTGAAGGCCGCCATTCAAGAGATACCTCCCCAGCAGTGGGGTGAACGCTATTTCTTCCAATGGAGTGGCACTGAGTACGTCATGAACATGCAGCGAATGCAACAGCAGATCGCCACCATGAACGTGCTTCGCGGCATTCCTCCGCAGCAACTCAATGGTCGCAAGCTGGACATTACCCCCATTCTGGAAGTGCTTACGGCCAATGTGTATGGTGAAGAGTTGGCTGGCCGTATTCTTATCGACGACCGCTTCAAATACAGCGTGCCTGCTGAGGTTGAAGATGAAATGATGGTCAACGGCATGCCTGTTGAGATCCATGAGGCCGATGAGGACATTGAGCACATCCAAGCCCATCAAAAGGCCGGTCAAGCCTCTGGCGACCCCATGGGCTTGATCAGAACCCACATGCAATCACACATGCAGCAGATGCAAAAGAAGCGCCAAGAGTCAGCTCCACCTCAGCAGGGACAGCCCGGAGTTCCTGGAGGGGCCGCCCCAGGTGTCGCCGGGACGCCACGAATGGGAGCGCAACCACAAATGCCACGTCCTGGCCCTCAGCCAGCGGGCGCAATTCACCCCGACGCTATGCCGGGGCAACCAGGAAGAGGATAAAATTATGCAGTGTCTAGGACTCGCAGTATTGGCATTAATGTTGCTGGCCATCTTCTGGCCCTCCTTCAAAGTTGGGCTATTCTGCCCAGGTATTGTTCAGGCAGGTATCCCAGGCTTCAACGGCGCCATGGTAGATGGGGCGCAGATGGTCGCATTCTCAAACCAGGAGAATGCAAACTCGCAGTCAGCTGCCGGTGGTGTAAACTTCCAGGCATCCGCAGCTTCCACCATCACCCTCACCGGCCTTGGTAACTTGCTGCAACAGCTCACCGTTGGTAGCGCATGCACGGTTACTTTGGACAGCGCGTACAACATTTGTAGACAGTTGCCGCAACCGCTCACCGTTGGTCAGACCTTTGGTTTCCAGATTATGACCAACGCTTCCACCACTGTGGCCACCCCAACCTTGAGTGACACCGCCGTCACCCTGGCCGGAACCACCTCCATGGTTGCCGCAGCGTTGCGTTGGTATCAAGGGACCATCACTCAGGTGAATACTGTTGTGGGTATGTCCTTCACCGCCGGATCAACCTTCACCTCAATTACCCAGGTTGGTTCGACCAATAACTTCACCGTAGCTCTTGGCACCAATGCAATCGTTCCGGTTGTGGGAACGCTCATCTATCTGAACGTCACCGCAGGCACCTTGCCCTCTGGCTGGTATCCAATCAATAAAGTTACCAGTGCCACCAGCTTTGTCATTGCCACCCCCACCGGTGTGGTATGGACCTGCACAGCGGCAACACTTGGTTCAGGCAATGCCCTGATACCGGTTTATTCACCCACTATGACCATCACTGGCCTCATGACCACTGTTACGGCAACAATGGCAGTATGATCAAGAGAGTGCATTTGGATATTGTCGCACATGCGGCAAGCTTCTTTGGGTGGAAGCGTATTTATGTGGGCAATAGATACCGCCAACTTCACCCAAGGTTTCGTCAAGCAATCCTTGCCCATGAGAAGGGGCACATCGCTGGTCACCACACAGAGTGGCGAATTGTGTGCCTTCTTCTTTGTCCGTTCCTACTTGGTGTGTTGTGCCGGTGGCAAGAGTTTCGTGCCGACGAGTACGCCGATCAACGTGGTTATGGGCAACTACTTTCGCAATTTTTATCGAGTGACGCACCCGGAACATTTTTGCATCCATCGCAAGCCATGCGCCGGTTAAAACTAAAGCAGTATGAGCAACTTCGCTCTGCCCCCGTTAAGGGCAAACCATCGAACGGTCTGGCGTAACCAGCCAAAGGAGAACCCATGTGGCTTTTAAAACTATTATTTCCTGGAATTGACGACGAACTTGGCGGAGATGAGACTGATGAGGTCGATGAGACTGATGAGACTGATGAGACTGATGAGGTCGATGAGACTGATGGGACTGATGAGGTTGATGAGGTTGATGAGGTCGATGATGCTCCGCCACCTAAAGAGTCTCGGGCTCAAAAGGAAATTCGTACTCTTCGTGAACGTGCTCAGAAAGCGGAGTCATTGATTGCTGAAAGCAACCGTCAATTGGCGGAAGCTCGGCAACCTGCGGCGGCTCAGAAACCTTCCCACGATCAACTTATGTGGGAGCAGGAAGAAGCAATTCTAAAGAACCCTGAAGCAACCGATTGGCAACGTTACAGCGTGCAGTCGGCAAGGGATGCGAGGGCTGCAAATGCCAATAGTCAACGCGCTCTTCAGGAGTCCCGTGACCTTGCGGATCGTTCTGAGTTCAAGGAAGTTGAGCGAATGTTCCCTGAGTCGGTGGCCAAACATCGAGATAAACTTGAGGCCAACCTTATTGCCGCTCGCAAGAACGGGCATGAAGTTCCTCGAAAGAAGATGTTTGCCTTGCTTATAGGAGAGGAAATAATGGAAAAGAAAATGAAAGCCGCTGGAGCAAAGCCCACAAAAAAAGGGGGCGTTCCTCGTGGAAAGACTCCCGGCGTTCGATCGGATTCCCAGCAGGTTGGTCGTCTGAATGAAGCCGAGAAACGAGCAAAGCGCCTAGAAAATCAACGTATTTAATCTAGGAGTATTACCATGTTACAATTCATCTTGTGTCTACTGCTTCCAGCAGTAACCAATTATTCCTCTTCCACCAACGCGATTAATACCGATGTTGAGTTGCATATTGCGGATGAGGTTCTTCGTATCGCCCAGCGTCAGTTGGTAGCCTATCAGTTCGGTCAACCTCTTAGGATTGAAAAGAATACCGGCACCACCTACACCGCCACTCGATACGAGCGCCTGCCGTTGCCCGCCGCTCCGCTGTCTGAAGCGGTCGCCGCTGCCGGTCAGGCCATCGTCATTGCCCAGGTTCAGGCCACCGCCCAGCAATGGGGCGACCTTGTCCGTGTGAGTGATGTTGCCGACATGACCATCAAGCACCCGCTCTTCAAGCAGGCTATCAGGCTCATTGGTATTCAGCAGCCTGAAACTATTGAGCGCAACAGCTTCAACATTTTGATGACCGCAACCCAGGTCAACTACGCCAACGCTAAAGCTAACCGAGCGTCTGTTATTGCGACCGATGTTCTCAATCCGCTTGAGATTGGCAAAGTTGTTGGCGCACTGCGGACCTTTGGTGCTCCGGCCTATTCCGGCGATGAAGGAATTGATATGATGGTTGATGCGAAAGCCTCCAAAAAGGCGAGCGCCAAACCAACATCGAAGCCCCATTACATCGCCCTGGTGCATCCTTTGGTTGAACAGGATTTGATGCAAAACACCACCATTGTGACCGCCTTTGGTTACAGTGACCTTAACCGCTTGTATAACAGTGAACTTGGAGAATGGGGCGGCGCTCGTTTCTGTCGGTCCAATATGATCCCGTTCTATGTTGGTGTCGCTACAGTTGGCGCTGGCACACCGGCTACCACGGGTGGGGCTTTGGCCGCAGGAACGTATTACCTTCAGGTAACAGCATCCCCAATCGCCACGTCCGTTGAGCAACGTATTTATCAGGTTGCCACGGCGACCACAGTGAGTGGTTCCGGTGCCGGTTCGATCAGCATCACCCTGCCGACTCTCGCTGGCTATACCTTCTCGGTTTACATCGGAACCAGCACCAGCCCGTCTAACTTGGCCCTCAGTTCTTCAGGACCAGCAACCGGGCCGCAGGCCGGACAGGCTACTCAGTTGCCATCTGGTGCCACTGTGACCATCACTGGCGTAGGTGCTCAACAGACGCCTCAAGCGGCACCTGCGACCGGCGTCACCGTCTACCCAACGTTCTTCTTTGGAACTGACGCTTACGGGCAGGTTGTTCTTGATGACGTTGAGTATCATTACCTGAAGAATGCCGACAAGTCCGACCCCATGAACCAGACCCGTGTGGTTTCCTGGAAGATGATGTACGGCACCATTATTCTGAATAATGCGTACATGGCTCGAACTGAGTCAGGAAGCGCGTTCAGTCCTGGTTACACCGGCGGCACAGCAGTTGAATAATTAACCAATGGGGGCTCAGGCCCCCTTGTTTTGAGGTGTTAATATGGGTGAGTATATAAAACAATTTTTGCTTAAAACTGGCCGAACTATCGGTAGCGAAGAGCATAAGTTGGTTGCTGAATTTTCCTCGTTTCTTGAAGGGAAACAGAAAGAACAGGACGCAATTGATCTATTAAAAAGTGAGGGTTATACGGTTATTGCCCCAACACCGCAGCCGGAGGCCGTTTAATGTTCCCATTTGACGAACCGACCACTCCTGTCGAGGAAGCCCCTCCTGTCGAGGAAGCCCCTCCTGTCGAGGAAGCCCCTCCTGTCGAGGAAGCCCCTCCTGTCGAGGAAGCCCCTCCTGTCGAGGAAGCCCCTCCTGTCGAGGAAGCCCCTCCTGTGACCGTGGTGCCGAATACCGATCCGAGCGTACCGCAGTCACCACCAATAACTTATCACTCCTTTGGAGGTTGAACATGGCTCCTGCCAAACAAACTATTGAAGAACTACAAGCCGAGATAGCTCGACTGTCAGTGGCCCTGAGTGAGTCTGACTCAAAGCTCAGTGACGCTGAGAAGATGGCCCACGCCATGGCGGCGGCAAGCCGGTTCATGGTAAATTACTCCGGGGAGCAGGCCACTGGTAAAACCGTAACCCTGAATGTTTGCTTAAACCCTGATTGCCGAGATAAAACCAAACTCAAGTGGAAAGAAGTCGAATACCCCACGTATTTTTATGCCATCCAACTTCCTGCTGGAGCCGGTATTTCACTCACAACCAACGGGGTTGAATATTATCATGGGGAAACCTATGAGTTTGATTCGATTACTCTTGCGGAAATGAAGTCCCGTGTGGCAAGATGTTGGGACCATGAGAAATCAATCCATGGTGATAACGAAAACGCATATCGTAAGCCCACGAATATTTTTGTGGGATAAACCACCAAAGAGGTAAGAGCGCCATGAAAGAAACAGTTGAGAGTCTGGTTGTCGGAAATTTTACTATTCAGGCCCAAATGCCAATGGGCAAAAGCATCACTGTGAGCGGCTATGTTTATTCCGATCAAGGTATGAACGCCATCAATGCCCAAGTTGATTTGCTCCACGATGTTCTGGACCGACAGCGCACCCGTGCTGAGATTCCTGAGCTTGAGGCGAAAATGGAGCAGCGAGTTCGTGCGCTCACCGACATGCGGGATGCAATGGCTGAACTTGAAGGGCGACCAAAATTGTCACCTTCAGAGAAAAATATGGTCAAACAGATGAATGTCAACATTGCCAAAATCAATGAGGATATCATCAAAGGTGATGAGGCCATTCTCAAAGCAAAGGACTCTCTGAAATGAATCTGACTGCAGCACAGATTGTTAAGGATGCTTGTGCAATAGCGAAATGCCCCGGCTTCATCTCCCAGGCCGGACGTGCGCTTAACTTCGTCCTTAACGATCTGGTGCTGCATCGTAACCTTAAGGTTAATCTTGTCACTGGTTCTTCTGTAATACCTGCCGGGTCAAATGGCCCGTTCGCTCTTGAAGCAAATTATTTACGGACCTATGATCTTTGCTACACCGTGGCCGGAACCACTTATTTTCTGTCGCCGGGATCACTTCGAGAGTATGACCAAGATTCCGGTGTTGATCAAGGTGGGGAGCCTTACGAGTGGTCGAGTGATCTTTCGGTGTCACCGGGACTACTTTACATCTACCCCTATTCAAATACCCAAATAACGCTCAGGCATAGATATTACTTGCTGCAAGACGGTATTGTTATGCCTGAGACAAGCGCAACGGTCCCGTGGTTTACCGACCAGGATTATCTCATTCAGGCCACTGCCGCTCGGTTGATGCGTATCACCGACGATGATCGCTATCAGAGTTTTATGGCCGATTGCGAACACATGCTCGGCATTCATTTGTTGACCGAGGGAGATGAGCAGCAGGTTGTCAAAGAGGTGGCGCTCGATCCAAGAAGGTTCAAATTGCGCGGTGGTCTAAAGCGCACCAAAGACAACCCTTGGTGATCCATGGGAAAGCAAAAAGAATACCCGGTTAGATTCACTCCGAGAGGTTTGTCTGACGCTTGGGATTCCACCAATACTTTTCCTGGCGCATGTAAGTCGCTCCAAAATCTCATCTTTGATCAGTCCAATCCAGAACTTGTTGTCGCCCGCCCCGGTGTGGATGCCCCCATAACCTCATTTGCAGGATTTACCACGCCTACAGTCGTAACAGGATACACTGTTATTGGAGATTTTGTTTATGGGATGGTTTCAACCGGAGCAACCTATGGTTGCGATGAACCATTTTGTTACAATCTGGTGAACAATGTTTTTATAGCCATAAGCGGTGTGACCTCAGGAAATGTCCCAACAAGCCCTTCCATATATGGCGACATAGTTCCATTGTCGTTTGCGGTTATTGGAATTCAATTGGTCATCACCCATCCTGGTTTCTCCGGAGTAGGCTCAAACTTTTTTGGCGTTATTGATATAACCAATCCAGCGTTCCCTGCTTGGAGTTCCAAAAACACGACCACAAATCTTCTTCCGAGGGTGCCGACAGCAGTTGCCAACTTCAATAACCGAGCCTGGTATATTTGTGGGAACACGGCCCACTATAGCGATGTTCTGACAGGAACCGTCATCACCAATGCCGGACAAAGTTTAACTTGGTGACGCTTCGCCGCTCGTTGCGTTAACCGGATTACCCATTCAGACCTCATCCGCCGGTGTGGTTTCCTCCCTCATTGCTTTTAAGAAAATGCAGATATGGCAAATCCTTGGCGATGCGTCAGTCACAGGGAGTTTGTCTTTAAATTTCTTGGCACTGAACATTGGCTGCATTGCTCCAAACAGCATTGTTCAAACACCCATAGGAACCATTTTTGCCGGAATTGATGGCCCTTATTATCTATCCTCGCTCGGCCAAGTTCTTCCTCTCACCAAAGATTCTAATAAAACTGTTCAAGACCTGCAAAAACCTTTTCAAAATATTGTAAATCCTGGTTGGGCCAATGGGGCTTTCACAGGAAGCATATATCGTATATGCATGGACAGTGTTATTAATGGTGCGTCAGCAACAAATGACTATTGGTTTGACTCCGATGTTAGAAGATGGAGCGGGCCGCATACCTTTCCCTATGATTCAATTTCCGCTTATTCCAGCTATTTCATAATTTCTCATAGAAGCCTTGGTGCAAAGTTATTTAAGAGTCAGTATTTGCCAACACAATCTTCTCATTATAATGACAATGGTTCTGACATAAAAGTCCTCCTTCAACCGGCTTTTTTATCCAAAGGCTCGAATATCAATGTCAAAGAAGTTATTGAAAGCACCATTGAATTATCCTCCCCTTCCTCTTTAACTAATTACACAATTACTGCTTTCGATGAGAAATTTAACACCCTTAGCTCTGTAAATATTGGAGTGAGCAACCCTCTAACTTTTTGGGGAGGTGGGCAAGTATGGGGTGGGGGTTTGTTGTGGAACAGCGCTTCAAACAATGTTTACACTTTTCCTATTCCATGGGACAGCCCTTTAATTTTCCAGAAACTTACTTTGACAGTGCAAGCAGTCGCAAGTTATGGTTTATCAATAGGGACAAGTTTCAATAAATTTAGAGACTGCGGAT